ATCACTGCCGCAGTACCCTTCGGCTTAATCTCTAAATCACCAACAATATCCGGAGAACTATCATTGAACTGCATATTCCACTGGAAATAGGATTCTCCGAGGGGTTTTAGCAAGTAATCATCGATATTCTTAATCACGGTCTTAACCGACTGTGCTCCCGCCTGCATCAACATTGAAAGACCAGATGAGGTACGGCCTGTACCGGTGACTCCAGTCTGTCCGTGCATGATACTCGGAATACCCGTCTCTTCATCCGATAGCTGGCGAGCAATCTGATACATCTGGATGTTTTCGGGTGCAGTATTGGGGAACTTGAGTCCGTTGATGGCTGTTCCTGTTACACCAGACCGACGTCTGAATACCTTACCCGGGAAGATATCAAAGTTCTGGCCGGGAACGAGACTCGCCTCATCCACATCAAATACGAGGTTGCCCGCCAGTGCGAGGTTGTCAATAGCCATACGAACGTGACCGTTCATCAGCATCTGGGCATCTTCCATATTCTCGGCAACACCCACACCCCAGATTTGATAGGGGTTAACTTCGTAGGGGAATGCTTGGAATGGGATGCGAGCTGGCGTGAAAGGATTCAACACACAGCGGAGCACTTCGGTACCGCAAATCCATGCGTTGATTTGTACCTGATCCAATTCCCCCACTGTGTCTGGCAGATCCAAGCCAACTTCACGGGCAAACTTAGCATCGAGGACTCCCCAGTATTCGAGTACCTCGTATCTATTTTCTTGATAGTACGGCTCCGTGTCATCTTCACGGATCGTATCTTCGTAGTATTTGTCTTCGTAGTTCGGCCCACGAACGATAGCATTCTCAATCGCACCGTAGTCAAAATATGGGATATTTATTAAGTTACGTAACTGTTGACGATTCATGCGGTGACGTTGGATAACGTACTCACAATCTTCGATACTCGTCGCAGAAGGATCTGGATGGAAGTCCCAAACTGAGACGTGCTCAATACGGGGTACAACCTTCTCCATCGGCTCGTAGACTCTCTCCCCCTCTTCATCACGAGACCACTTATGGACACGCTTATAGAAGTTGAGTGGACCTTTGATGATACCAGTACCGAGCAACGCCGACTCGAAGATCGAGTTCCGCATCACATTCACGGCATTCGTATCGAGTAGCTGGTCTTGGATAACCTTCTCGAGTAGGCGGGCGGCTTCCGCGGCCGGCTCCACCTGAGGTTCTCCCATCTTGGATGGTCCGGGGCTGATAGGCAAGTCGGTAAACTTACCGAAGCTAAACTCATCATCCCGCCCGTCCCCCGGGAAACCATACGGGCTTTCTATCTGTTGCTCATCCAACGGTGTTGTTTTGTGAGCAAACTCCGGCGCACCCTCGGGTACAGGAGTTGACTCCACCACGATTGGAAACTTCTTGTTGGCAAACAGGATATCTACAATCTGCCCGTACGCGGCTAAGACTTTAGTTTTCGTGATCTTGATGAAAACCTTCGATCTTTCAGAGTCGCGGTATTGGGTAGAGCTATCGTAGATTCCACGGAAGTTTTTATACGCCTGAAGCCACCGTTGCTCGAAAGTACGGCGGCCATTTTCGGAGTCTTCAAACTTCGCTTGAATATGTCCTGCTAAACCGGGCATACGCTCAGAGGCATTCGTTACTTCAACGACCTCATCGGTAGGCCCTTCGAGAAAGCCCTCGGCCATAGGGTTTTACCTTAAAAAGATGGGTATTAAGAGTAGAGGCTTGTGTCGCCAGCAAGACGGTCGATTTCACCAGTCACTGTCGGCTTAGTCTGCTTCTTAGGCATGTCTTCAGTGAGGGAGTCTGTCTTTGCTACAGTATCAAACTCCATACCTTGACGGACGAGGTTGTTCTCTCCGCAGTTGTAGTCGATGCCGTATTTATCAGCGTTCATGATGTCTTTCATTGTTATTCTCCACGTGGGTATTTAACTTTGATATCCGCTTGGATACCTTCGAGTAGTTCTTCGTCTTCGGTGCTCTTTTGTCGAGCTTCATATTGTTCGATGAAAGGGTAGCGGGGCTCACCGGACGGTCCAGTTGGTACAACATCCGAGCCTTCTCCCACAGGCTGTGGTCTCACAAAACCGAGGGGAAGTGGCTCAACGGTTTCGTAGAGCCCTGTAGCGGCTCCTGCACCCAATGCACGTAGGGTGCTACCACTTTCTTCCATTTCTTTTGAATACGCCTCTTCTGAGGCCGCTATGATGCCTGTAATACCCAGTCCCCCGAGTACGAACTTGCCTGACTGCTTCATGAGGTCTGCGAGGTTCTTAAAATCGGGTATGAGCTCGTCCATTGTTTTCGGAGCTTTCTTAGGCTGTGTCTTAACCGGACCCATCTCGGACGCAGGAGGCGTATCAAAGTATCGCTCGAGTCCTTCGGTTGTACGTCCGACACGCTCTGTGATTAGCGTCTTCTCGGGATCGCCATAGTCGAAGCTATAGTCCGGGTTAATGAGCTGTCCCCGGGCAGTTGCGGCCTCATACAACGGAGCATTCTGCGCGGTAAAACGGTTTGCCATCTGCCGTTCGAGATCAGACACTTCACCCGGAAAGTCCTCATCGTATTCGAGGAGTGAGCCTGTGGCCGCATCCATCTTTGTCGACTTTACGCTACGCCCTTGTAGCTTCGCGAGGATGTTTAAGGGAATACCGAGGGTCTTTTCGCCGTACTGCGTGTGGAAGTTACGGAAAATTTGCATTCCCTTTTTTGTCGACGCTTCTGGATCGAGCATGAAGTTATCGTAGTACTTCCGGTTTTTAGCATCCCAAATTAACTCGGGGACTTTAATCTGAGCGAGAACTTCGTTTACTTGCTTTGAGGTTACCGGACTTCCGTCTGGATTTAAGAAGATGCGGGTCGGTTTAAGGTCTTCGCCTTCTACCACTTCCGGAATTAGGCCATTCTCACGGTTAAATATAATCTGTTCTTGAATTTTTACATCTGCTGTGTTATTGAGAGGGACAGAGATATCACGAGTTTTAGCACCCGTGCTTTCACCCTCGATAAACAAACTTCCGCTCTTATCTTTGTACTGGTAGCTAAAAAGACCAGACCCTGCTTCAGATGCTTTGTTTGAGCTCGGTACCATCACGTACGCCGATGGACGTAAGCCTGTGTTTAGCCCAAAATGAATCGCACGTACCACAGATGCCTTGTCTGGGTTGTTTGCCTCATACTCCGCGAGTTCCTCAAAGAACTTCTGTAACTTTTTAGAGTCTTGTGTGACAGCAATCTTAGCAGTTGCTTTCGGTGCTTCTTTCAAACCAAATAGACGTTCTGCTTCAGCCGGATCATCAGGCTTTCGAGCTAGAAACGGAGGGGGATTACGCTCGTATCCCTTTGAGAGGAGATTACTGAGGTAACGAAAGGTTTGAGTTGTCGCTTTCGGTACCGGCCCCTTCTTCGACGATTCTGTCATCACCTTACGTGCTTCCGAAGATACTTCATCATCTTCATAGAAGAAATCGTACGCAGACATGTTCTCGTACTTCTTGAGGATAGCTGGCATACCCCGTGGGTTTTTCGGACCTTTACCTTCTTCGCCAGACGAACCGACACGGTTGTATAGAGCGAGTAGCTCGCCTACTGTAATTGTTTTAGGATCAAATTCTACCATTTAGTATCCGAAGGTTGCATCCTGAGGTTTGAAGGTGCTATTCTTAATGTCGTTTAATGATTTGTGAATTGAGACGTAACCATTTGTTCGAGTCATGAGCATATACCGTAGGGCGTCGTATGCGTGGTCTTCGGCTTTAGTGTCTACGTCTTCTGAATTTGTCTTGGAGAGAGGTATACCCGCGAGTTGTCTGATAATGTTTGTACAGGTGTTGAAAAACTTGACAGTGGGCTCCCCAGTAAACTGGTTATCTCCGAGACGGCTGTGTATTTCCATTTTTCCGGCGATACGGTTGCTGTCTGAGGGAGTCCATCTACACCCTGCACGGATCATCGTTTCAGCGATGGAAGGCCCGTATCCTGTACGATTACAACATGATTTATCGAGCACAGCATAATGTGGAGCAGGATCATACTCCTCCATTTCTAATATTTTAGCGGCGAGTTGCTCCGCTGTAAAGTGTTTTACGTAAAGTTCTCGATAAACCCATATGTTATTGTCCCAGTCTATCGCTCCCCAGAGTACGCACGAAGGGCTCGCGTAACCGTAGTCAGCGGCACGGATGCGGGGCCAATTTGTTGGAAGTTCAAAAGGTTCCACCACATGCCGTAACTTACTGAACTCTGGGAACGCACACCCTTCGGCCACATCCCAATCTCCATCAAGCAAACGCTTTCGCTCGGTTTCAGGCAGGGAGAGAAGCATGGCTTCATACTGCCCGTCTTCCATGAGGTAGGGGTTATCTGTGAGACGAGCCGGTACAAACTTACGCCAGTAGAGAGCCTGTCCTTCCTTTGCGTGTCCGGGGGGATAGATGAGGGGT